CGCCGTCCAGCGAAAGGCTTCCGTCGGCATCCAGGTCGTTTCTTGGCCGACCTGAAAGCGCGGCTTGCCTTCGATAGAGGCCTCTTCGGTATCCCGCGGAACGCCAACGGCCCCGGAGTTCGGCTGGATAATGTCGGGATGAAAGCAATAGGCCAAAGCGTCCACGAGGTCGTCATGCTCTTTAGATGAGTCGTCGAAGCGGTAGGCGTAGAGCTGAGAGCGCAGGAGCTTCATCTCGGGATGCAGATGCACGGCGCGGGCCTCCCAGCGGCTTACCAGGCCTCCGACCATGTTAATCCGCTTTTCCTTCGAGATCCCGTGGCTTTGTAGTTCCACGTATTTAAAATCCCACAGATTGAGGCGTGTACGCGCTTCTTGAAACGAATAGCTGATCGCATCCCCCTTGCGCTTCTCGATGCCGACAACCTGTGGAGCGTAGGCTCGGATCGTCCGTACGAGTTCACGCACCACTGCTCCTGGATCTTCTCGGCGTAAGGCTTTGGACTCGAGTACATAGGCGTGGTTCCCCCCTGTGAAGCCCACAGTCACAATGGCGGAATAGTCGCCCTGATTCTCTGAGTAAGCGGGGTCGCAGACCGTGACAATGTACTGAAACCGCGTCGGAACTTCCGAATAGAGCGTTTCGTACTGCGTTTTAAACGGCTGTGTCGCGGGATCCACCCTCTGCAAAAGCATTTCACGGGCATAGTTTAAACTGCCCATCTCTTTCTTGCGGAAGGCAAGCCAGTCATCCGTCCAAATGTCTTTGTATTGATTCTCGCCATTTCGCTCGGCGGCCCTGCGCCATTTGGCGTAAGCGTCATTCTGCGAAAGCTGTTCTAAGATATCGCCGAACTCCATGGGAGTCCCGACGGTGTACATCTCCGTGTGTGGAAGAGCCATCCCCGCGATCACTCCGAAGTACATCCGGTCTTTGTCCTCTCGGCTCATGCGGTTGTTCTCGCCTTCAATATCGTCGTTGATGATGATGTCCGGATGCGTTCCGCGTTTAGAGGTGCCAAAACCCATCAAGGACACCAGCGAACCGTTAGAGAAGCCGATCTGATCGGTGCCCCAAAGCTCTTTTGTACTGGGGCGCATGGGCGCCAGACGTTCCTGGCTTTCGATTGTTTGGCGCATGAGGCGAAGATTTTTGACCGCCTGCCCTTCTGAATCAGAGACCAAAAGTACCTCGGTCTTCCCGCGGAGGATGCGCCAAAGCGGATAAGCAAGCGAGAAGAAATACGTCTTCCAGGAGCCGCGCGGGGCTTCATAAAGCCCACGCTTATTCGCCAAGACGGACGCTTCCCATTCGGTGTAATGCTCGGGCCATTTTAATCCCAAAGCATTTGTCGTAAAGAATTTGAGCGAGGCCTTGCATCCGCGCCAGAACTTCAGCTCGTTAGGCGACATGGGAAGTCTCGGCGATAGCGTCAAAGACGGGCTTGTATTTGGCTTCTTCCTCGGGCGTGAGCGTGATGTTGAAGACGTTGAGCTGATTGGTCGGAGCGGTTTGCTTGTATGCCCCTTCGATCTTGGCGAGTTCGGCTAGGCTTTTTTGCTGGGTGTCTTTGAGGGACCGGCTGTAAATGTTCTCGACGTGCTTCGACTTGATCCAATCTGGCGTGGGGATCTCGCAAAGAGCTTTGACCTTCGCGTCTTCCTCGCGGAAACAGGCGAGCTTTTTAACAAGGCGTTCAGCCTTTTCTGGTGATATGCCGCTATCTTGAATTGCTTTAGAAATATCCCAGTGAGCTGATCGCCAGGCATTGAGAAATCGCAGATCGTTGAGAGAAAGTCGCTTGAATATAAGCTTGTCAAGGGTGGCGGGATTTCCGTCTTCGTCAAATTTGAGCGGGACAATAGCTTGTTTCCCACGGATCTTGATGTGGCGGGATTTGTCATTGACGGCTTTTGCGAGGTTCTCGCTCAAAACGGTTGCGGAGTCGCTCTTCGCTGTCCTCCGCACCGATTGCCCGGGAAAGAGCAAATCGGAAATCTGATCCTTTCCCGGGATTTAAACTATATCTACACTACAATCGCGTTTTTGTCAAGCGCGTACTCGAAAGACCGCGCGACCCAGCCGATATCGTCCTCCGTCATTTGCTCGTGGCAAGGGATGTAGAACCCACGCTCGTTCACCCGGTCCGCCACCGGCCAGCTGTATTGCCGAGCTCGAAGCGGCTTGAAAATAAAGTCATAACAAGGCTGGCTGGTGATCGGCATCATGTCACGCGTCTCAATGCCGCGCTTCTCAAGCTCTAGACATAAATCGTATCTCGTCATGGCCGAGCTTTCTTTCAAAATAATCGGATACATCATCCACGTGTGATTCCGGCGGCAGTCCTGGCGCGGAAGCTCAAGGTCAGGGAAAACATCCAGAAGCTCCGTCAGACGCTCCGCCACCTTGCGCCTCTGGCCCACCCGCTCGGCAAGACCGTCCAACTGGGCTAAACCTAAAGCCGCCTCAAACTCCGTCCCACGGCAAGAATACCCAATCCGGTCAAACTGGAACTTCTGGCGAATGCTCATAATCGTGGGATTCTTAGGCGAAAACGGCACGAAGTAGCCCGGGATGTAATTCGTATTCCGCCCGTGATTGGCGTAACTGCGCATCAGCCAGTTCAAGTCCATGTCGTCCGTCAAGGCAAACCCACCCACTCCCGTCGCTAAATGATGCGCCATGTAAGTCGAATGACACCCCACCTCACCCTTCAACGGATTTAAAATCGTCTCGCAACTGTCCTCTAAAACTTTGATGCCGTACTTCTCCGCCAACTCGTAAAGCCGCTCGTCACAATCCTGCCCGAACAACTGCACCGGCATCATCGCCCGCGCACGCCGCCAGTGGTCCGGAATCTCCCGACACGTCGAGTCATGCCCGTAGCGATAGGGATTCATCGTCTGGCCGTACATCCCCACATCCACAAACTCAGGCATAAGGCCAACCTGCAATACGACGTTCACCGTCGCCACAAACGTCAACGCCGGCACTAAGACCATCTCCCCGTCCCGCCAACCATGCTTTTCCTTCAGCGCCGCCAGGGCAATTCTTAAAGCGTCTGTGCCTGAGTTCACAAAAATGCAATGCTTGGCGCTGTGCAAAACAGCCAGCTTCTCCTCAAACTCCTTGACCTTCGGGCCAGGAGAGAACTGCCCGGAAAGTAAAACGTCGTTAATCTGCTTCTTGATCTGCCTGGTGAGCCGGGGAGGAGCGGAAAGCCAGATCCTACGCATGAACACGAAACTGCTTCAGCCAGGGATCACGCAAGTAGTTCGGCGGACAGTGCGCACGGCAAAGATAATCTAAATGCGTCATCCCAAGATTCTGGTCAAGACGAATAAACGCCCGGTTCTTACACCGCCGCTTGCCTTTTTCTCTGTAGTCACACCTAGGCGACAAAGGCCCCGTCCTGGTAAAAACTGTAGCCGTCCATCACACTGTTGCCACCACCGTCCGTCCCGCCGCCATAACGGCTGAACACACGGAACTTGTAGACCCTTCCGACAGTCAAGCCAGTCAAACTCACACTGTGGCTCGTCACCAGCGGACTTGTGTCCGTCTCAGCTGTCGTGCTGTCTGTGTTGGGGTAGACGCCGTAACCCACCCGACTGCTCGCCGGCTGGTCCGTCGTCCAGCTCACCGTCGCACCGCCGCCGCCTGTACCGCTCACCGAAACATTTGTAATCGTGATCGGCGCGACGTTGCCAGGATCATCCGTCACTTTCTTCTTCGGGTCCTGCCACGTCCCGGGAATCGGCATCTAAACCCCGCCTACAGGCTTCCCACACTTGACGCAGCACCGCGCACCACCGCCCAAATAATAAGCATCAATCACATCCTCAGCCATAAATTCACCCAACACCCAGCCACTTCTACCAGAAGCGATCTCGCGCTCTAATTCTTCGATCCGATCAATGGTCATGAACCCCCCACGGGCTTCGTCCCGCCGAGCCAGGTGTTTTGGTAAGGCTCAAGCCAACGGCCTGACAGCGGGTGGTAGATGTAGTTTCCGTCGAGGTCTGGTTTAATGGCGCGCTGTTTCATTTGGACGACGGCACGACGAATCTGACGAACGGTGATCCTGGGGAAAAATAATTTTTCCGAGCGATGGTAATTATTACTATTCATTTGCCGAAGTACGATTGACTTTCAGTTCGGCCAGGAGCTTGGTAACGATTCCGCGATTCACATATTCATGGGCCGTTAGTCCCATAAGAAACTCATTGATAAATAGATTTGATTCGTCAGAGTTCATGAAACTTCCGATAATATTTATTATATTTCATATTAACTCACTACAATGCGTTTATTTGGGATTTCATAGGTCTTTTGGGTAATTTTTCCAGTTGACTCTTCGAAGTTCATTATCACGGTTTCTCCACAAACTCTACATTTCTGAAGCCAGTTATTGCGATGGGAACCAATCGCATGAGGAGCAGAATAACGATGTAAACCAATACTACAATTCACAGCAGTGCCCCTACCCAACATTTCATTAGGCCACATAGCCCCTTTAGCCTAGCCCCGATTCGCCAGTTTGTCAAGTCAGGCGGTCTTGTAGCCAGGGATTTTAGAGATAATAAGAAAATAAGCATCATGTCTTGTTTGCTTATATATATATACTATCTATCTATCTATCTATCTACTATCTTATTATCTAGCCTTCTACGACGATAAAGAAAGTACGCAAACTTAATCCCCAACCCAGGTTATTATCTGCTTAGACTTGGATTTTGTAGGCTCATCATGTGTCTTAATATCCCTGTCTTGGTGAAATCCTGTTAAGTGTGCGGTTAGGTGTTGGCCAGAGCATTTGGTGAGGCGTGAAAGTGCGGAGCGATCAATGACCCCATGAGACTTCAGAATTTCAGCAATTCGTTTATGGTCACGGTCCCATTGTGTGCCTGTCATATCTTCTACTAGGCCAGGAAGCATATCTTCCACATAGCGCAAACACAATACCGCTTCTTTAAAAGCTTCTAACGTAATTTCTTTCTCGCCGCGGTCAACAGCGAACAGGATTGAAAGCTTATGTATAGCTTCATTCTTGAAATGCTCAAAAAATGGTCCCAAAAGCGGCAAAGCCCTATTTTCACGTTCCGTCGTCTCGTTATACCAGTAATGGAGTTTTGCTTTAGCTTCCGCCGTATAATGAAATACTTGCTCGATTTTCTTGAACTCCCAAAGAGTTTCCGAAAGTTCCCTGAATTTATCGGCATTATGCGGCGGTGGGAGTGCCATGGGCGGGTTTCCTGTTCCGGCATAAGGAACCATCAGGAACCGCGCCAAGAATCCCGACATTGCCGATTGTTCAGCGTCTTGCAAACTCTGGCGCAACCATTCCGGCGTAGTGGCCATGCCCATAGGCAAGTAAGCATTTTGAATGTGCAAAACGCCATGCTTTAAAGTAGTGCGCGTATAGTTAGGTTTGCGATAGAGGATTGTAAAAAGCGATTTTAAAGACTCGTTATATTTCTTTGCCAACATATCGAAGAACGATTTAGCTTCATCGAAAACAAAAAGACGGTTGGAATTTTTAGACAACGATTGAATAATGGCTTCCGCCGTAAACTCATGCGGCGCAGAGCGTTCAGAATCTACGACTTCGATCAGATCCTCGACGATAGAAATAGCTGTAGATTTATGCGATGAGGATTTTCCGATCAAAACCAGCCAGATATGCGGCGCGACGTTCCATGATCCGGCGGCGACATAAACGGAGCGCGACAAAGAAGCCGAGATCGCCAGGAGTGCGCCCCATAACAAAAACGGATCAGGACAATCAGTGAACTCATTGGCATATTCCAAATAAGATTCTGTAAATCGCTTAGTCATTGGAGACGGCCAGAGAAAGGCATTTCATTTGGAAGGCGATCATTTTGTGCATGGCGGCTGATCCGTCATACGGTTGCCCTCCGTATCGCCATTGGCGAATTTCCGATCTAAATTCTTTCCAGCTTTGGCCCAATTCTTTCCAGAGGCCAGGGTGATACACCTTTAACTGTTTGCGGGATTTCTTCGGCAAGAGTGTGCGGTATTTTTCGATAGCGAAGCGTGTCCAGATAATAACAGCGGACTTTCGATCAACAATGATGCCGTGATAATTATTGCGCTGAGCTTTTTCTTCAAAGATTTCCAAAGACTCTCGCGCATCTTCCAATTTTTCTCTGGCCGCTAATACGCGAGGGATCATATCATTGAGAAAACGTCCGAGAGCGATTTCTGATCGGCGATAGGGCTGAACGTCAAAGCCCATTTTGTCTTTTGATTCTTCGAATTTATTTTTCTCTTTATTACGAGCGGTTTGGAGCGCCAGAAATTCTCTACCCATCACGCTTTGAAGCGGCGCGATCCGTTCAAAGATCTTCTCTTGTTCTTCGCACATTTGACTCTCCGCAAAATTCATCCCCGCTCGGACAGAGCGGTATCCTGGGCAGGAAGGCGACCCTGCCGAGACGGGGAAAACGGGATTGCTGATTGAGCCCAAGATACCATTAGCAAAAAGCATAGCCTTTGTGTTTAGAAAAGTAAAGCGCAAAATAAAGCTAGACAACGGCCAGCACATATGTTAGGCTAACGCCAGGAGGAGCATCCATGCAGAACCGCACCGAGCAATTTAATTTTAGAGTCACGCCGGAAGAGAAGGAAGAGATCAAACGTCGCGCCGCCGAGAGACAGCAAAAAGTTACGGACTTTCTGCGAGACTTGCTACGCTTCGGAATGTTGCCCGAAGTTTCTCGACGATAAAAATAGTTCTTGACATATGGCATAGCATCTGCTATACTTTTGTTAAGGAGGACGTAATGAAAACCATGACCCCCAAAACACCGACGCACATGCCGACGCCGTGGAAGATTCGGAAAGCTATCGATGGAAATCATAACCCTGTTATCTATCTTCACAATGAGCAAGAGGAAGTTTGCGAGTTTTCTTCCCCTTCACCATTGAAGTTTGAAAACTCCGCCTTCATCGTCCGCGCCGTGAATAGTCACGAGGAGCTTCTATCGTCTCTAAAGAAAATTACGCATGCGTTGGAGCAACATATTCTAGACGCGGCAAAAGATAAAAATATTTCCCGTCAGAATCTTTGCCCATGTTGGGAAAATGAATTGATGGAAGCTAAGCAAGCCCTCGCCCGCGCCGAGAAAGGAGAATGACCATGACCTATACACAAGCCAAGATGTATCTACGTCGTGCCGAGCGGTCCGGCTACGTCGCCTATCACAAGGGGATCGTATCAATGGAGCGTAAGCCTTGGTGGGGGTCACCGGCCCGTTATAACTACGGGATCAACATCGACGGCGACGGATGTGAGGGTCGGCTGTTTGGTTGTCCCGAGATCATCTGGGAAGCGGAGAGCGCGGAGGAACAATTTCCTCCGCGAAGAAGGGGGGAATAAATTGAAAGACGAATACGGAAGTCTGCTACGCGAGAAGATGAAGGATAGCATGGAGGAGCCTTGGCACCCCACAAACCGCGTGGAACACCGGTCACGCTGGGGAACGGCGCGGGAATTATTCCTGATCTATCTCGGTTTGGTTTTGATGCTGGCTGCTGCAGTTCTGGTGTGGTTTGCCGTTATAGGAATTGAATCATGGATCAGATAGTCCCGTCAGACCTGATGCAGTCGCTTCAATGGTGGAACCGCGCTTATTTTGCCATCCAACGGGCCAAGGAAGCTGATTTTGCCACCGTCAGGAACATTTACTGCCGAGCGGCGTGTATTGCCAGGGCGCAATATGAGTGCTTCCAAGCCCAATACTTCCAGGGGGTGCGACCATGAGCCACGTAGAAATGACCGACAAGAACGTCACCATCGTTTGCCCGGAGTGCATCGGCACGCACATCGAAGAGGGGATTGAGGATATGGTGCAACATGTGATGAACGTCCATGCTCACATTTACAGCTATGAGGAAGCCGCGGATTACGTGCGGCGATGGGCGGAGGACGCTTACGACCAATTTGACGACTGGAACTATAAACACCGAAACGACCGGGATCTGGACCGCTCGATTGATGCCGACGCTTTCCCTGACAAGTAACCGATTTCAATAGAGCCGCGAGGCTATAAAGCGCAAGGAGTCGTATATGGTCCTCAAAGGGATAAAGCCAGAAGTCGTCAAAGCCAGAAAGCCGCACATCATGTTATCGGGAGAACCAGGGACGGGCAAGACATACTTCAGCCTTAACTGGCCGGCGCCGTACTTCATCGACACCGAATCAGGAGCTACACGTGAACAATACGTCAAACGACTCAAAGAAGCGGAAGGTGTTTACTTTGGTCCTGAACAGGGGTCACAGGATTTCCAGGAAGTCCTTGGTCAAATTCGTGAACTCGCTACCACTAAACATCCTTATCGCACGCTCGTCATTGATAGTTTTAGCAAGCTATACAACATCGAA